TGTTGCATTATTTGCTCACCATAAGATAAAAGAGTTTCTTCAATCATACCACGTTTCTTATCTAACATTTCATTAAATGAAGTATCATCTACAGCTCTATAACTTATTTTATCATTTCTTTTAGCAAACTCACCTGTAAGAACATTTATAACATTAGGTATAATAGGAAAGAATTTTAACTCAAATGCAGATACATCTTCTTTTGTAAGTGTATCAATAAGTTCAGAATATTCATTATCTTCTTCAACTATGTAATCTGTTTTATCAATTATACCATTAGCTAGTTTATAATTTTTTAATAGTCTTCTTGCATTACGTCTAATTTGTTTTAGACCTTGCATTTCTAACCAGTCAAGATTCCATGCACCCCACTGCTCATTTTTTTGAGAAGCAAGTAAAAACTGAATTGGCTGGGTAAGTGTACCCATTCTGTTATACTCTGTAGTAGCACCTGATTTAAGCTGTAGCGCGTTATATAATTTTGGCATGACTGAATATTTTATTTATAGTTTTTAAATGGATTACGTGGTTTCTTCATAGTTGCATACTTATATGTATGATTATTAGTTCCAATGTGACGAAATGCACTCACCTTTAATTTAGCATAATTATTTGATTTTTGCAAATTATCATCTTCTCTTTCAGTACGTTTAGTATATCCTCTATTTGATTCTTGAACTTTTGCAAATGCTACCATTGAACAAAATGCAACAAGTCTATCCACGTTAAGTCCATCTCTATATGCTTGCATTTCTTTTAAAAGCATAATGTCAGGAATACGTTCTATACCATATGTTGTTTTTACAATAGTACCATCAGGTTTTGTTTCATGATCAAGCTCTTCTTCAATAAATTGTTGTGCATAAGAAACAAGATTTGTTTTAAATAATGTACTAACATTTCTCCAACCATATTCTTGAAATACATTAGTATTACTTTGTAGTTCTTTTAAGAATAAAATCTGACTCTTAGGTACCAAATACTTTTGTTTACGTTTAGCAATCATATATTGAATAAACAAAGATATGTTATTCTCAACTACTGTCCATGCATTATACCACTCAATAATTAACTCAAGTCTTTCATGTGTTTTATTAAGGTCATCAAACCTACCACACCATGCAGCAACAATCTTATCTCTTTCTATTGATGATTCAATACTACCATCTGCTTTATGCTTGGTTATTTCTTGAGAAGTCTTGTATACATATATAGAACATAATGAGTCTGAAGTAGTTGTCTTACCTTCAGCAACAGGGTCAATAGATGCATAATAAACACCAAATCCTGGATCTTTAATAGGTCTTTCCCATACAACAAGAACACCTTCTTTATTTTCTGTTTTAGCAGATATAGGAAATTCTGCTATAGGTATTTTTTTAGATTCTTTTGCAGTAATAACATTCTTTTCATCTCTAGATAATTCTACAAATTCTTTGTAGTATTCACCATCTTCAATTCTTCTAATTTGTGATATTACTAATGCAGGGTTAAACTTAGCAGCTTTTCTACTTGCAAATGCTTCTTCAATATTTGTAGGATGTTGAGATATACGTAACTGATAATCATCAGGTTTAAGATCTTTTTTCCATTGTACTCTTTGTCCTTTGATCATGTCTAATGCATCCTCAATCATTGAGTTACCATACTTATCAATACATGGTATCATAGACCATTGCTCTGGTATAAATAAACCACACTGAGCTTTAGTACCTTTATCATCTAAAAGATTAGTTTCAACAGCAAGGATATCTTTACTGTTTGGCATCATTAACATTTCTCTCAATGGTTCACATTGATCTAAACTACCTACAGATCCTGCAGCAACAAATTGTCCTGTATATATCATACCAGACTTCATAGCTGGTAAGAGGTACTCAAGCGTTTGATTCATTTTAGGTGCAATACCAGCCTCCTCATGGAAGAAAAAAGTACATGGACCCCCAACACCATTTGTAGGATCTTTGTCTAATATGAGTCCTGTAATCACTGATTTCAGTCCTATATCTCTTTTTCTACCACTCTGATTTATCTCAATCTTTTGTTCCCAGTTGAAAATCTTATCAGGAGTACATGGTCTGTACCAAGCAGTATACGTATTAAGGAAGTTTCTATATTCTTCCAAGAAACGCCAAGTACCTTTCTCACCAATATAATCTTTTAATGAACCTGCTATTTTATTAATACTACCTTCTTCAAACCAGAAGTAGTTTATCATTTTAGCACCATGAAAATAACTAGATGCTATCTGACGTTTCTTTAATATAAGAGCATGTTTATATGTGTGCTTTCCAATTTCTTCATACAATGCTATATGATACTGTGCATCTCTAACATCTGCAAATCCAAACTTAGATATTTCTTTATTATAAATAGGAAGAAAGTTTAACCACATGTAATAATCTCTAGGAAGATACCATGTGTTTTTAGCATTTTTAAATATAACTCCTCTTCTACATTTTTCTTTTTCTGCATCCCAATATGTTGTAAAATCTTTAGAACGCATAGGAGCATAACAGTATACTTTATTATTCTTGTCAAACAATTTTGCTTGTTCATTGAACTTTAATGATGTTTCATCAAATTCATATTTACCTGGTTCTTTAAACATAGACCACATAAACTCAACAAATAGTTCTCTTGTTTCAAAATCAGTATGAGACCATTCATTTATAGCATCATCATATGTAGGTATTGATATATACATTATTCTTTTTTTAATTCAAAGTCATTTAATTGACTTATTAATTTGCTAAAATATTTGTTCTTATACATCTGATATTTAGCTTCTGTACCATTCCAATATGCAGAATGATCTTCCCTATGAAAGGTAGTCCACTCTTCTTTGTGTGAGTTATAATGAAATAACCAATTGTACATATTTTTAATTTCTTGTTCTATCATAATTACATTTGATCATATCCTAAGTTTTGACCACCTCTTACAGAAGATTTTTGTTCTTCCATTAAGTCTTTATAAGCACCTCTAAATGAAAGTCTTATAGCTTCAAACTTTGCAGCAGCATTTACAATAGAATTTATATTACCATCTCTACCATCTGTAATTTCATTTGTACCCATGTAGTTTGCTAGTTTATCTAACATAGCTTTGATACCCATGTACGCACGAAATGTAGGAGTTTGATAAAGTACTTCACAAAACTGTTTAGCTTTAATGATAACATCATCTTCCAAACTAAAAGTGATAGATAACTGCGAAATAATAAGTTCTTCTTTTTCATGATCTTGTATGTCAAAAAATGGATTAAGGTCTGGATTTGGACAAGTCATATAAAACAAATATGCATAGACATTATTATAATCTTCTGGGTAACAGTCCATTATAATCTTTAAATCTTTTAGTGCATGACAATGTTCTGTAGGAACAACTGTGCCATTTTGTATATCAAATAATTTTATCATTATTTTTTCTTTACTTTATCCTTATTAGTTTCATACCATTTAAGTATTGACATTACCTCAGTTTTTAGATAAGATAGTTCATATACTTCTATATCTCTAATAATTGGTTCTCCTTGATCAGATAGTTCTATAATAGGATATCCAAATTCATCAGTTTCTTCTTTTTCATTAACACTACTATGCTGTATTATCAGCTTACCTGGTTTTAAATTAGGATTGTGCTTCAGTATAATATACATATAAATACTTAATTGTATATTATAATGATTTAAATTACAGTCATCTAAGTGTGCTAAAGGTCCTAACATTTTCTTTGATATACCTTCCCAATTTACAAAAGAGTTTATATCAATTTTTTTATTAGTCTTATAGTCAGTAATATGTACTGTATCATTAACTACTTCAACTAGATCAGATTGACCACATATACCAGCTGACTTCAAGTATACCATATGTTCTGGATATATACCATTAATAAGTTTTTGTAAGGGAGCTAGTTTCTTTCCTGCACCATCTAAAAGAGGTTTGATAACAGGAAGTGTTGTTTCATGTTTAACAATAGTTTCACAACTAATTAAATCTTGTTCTCTTTGATCATGGTACCAGTTGCCTAAAGTACATGCTCTATCAGCTTCATTCTTCCAAGCTTGTTGTATGTCTTTAATACTCATACCTTTCCACTTGTTTGTTTTCTTTTGATTCTGAGAACATTTAGTTGCAATAGCTAATGAATCAAATGGTTGCTTTAAAGCACCAATTAATGTAGTTACTGATACCCATTTAGTTCTATCTTCTGGATCTATTGACACATATGAATGTGTTGCTGCTTCAAATAATATTGCCATGATTAAAATATATTAAGTTGGTTGTTTACAAGTCCTTCTTCTTCTTCTGTAAGTTCAGCATTCCAAAATCCTTTAGGACAGCTAGAAGATAATGCTCTAGTCTTTAATTTCAAAGAACATCCACATTCTGAACAACAAGGTTGTGTACCAGGCACAGCACACTTAGTACCTATAGTATCAATATATTCACATGCATTACATATCTCATTTCTAAAAGATGCAATTTCTTCTACATGTTCAGATTTAAAAATATTATTCTTAATACCTTCTACAATCTGACCACGATTTTTCCAAATTCTAATTAAGTTTCCCATCTTGATATATTTGTTTTTTAAGTTTAACTTCTTCTTTTCTCACATCTTCTAATGCCATTGACTCTTGTAGTTTTGTAAGACGTTCTATTTCAGCACGTTTCTCTATAATAAGTTCATATGTCTTTACAGATATGTCTTCATCTTGTTCTATCTTAGCTACAAATCTTTGATGCTTTAGTATCATCTGTGCTAATGATTTCTTTTTAATTACAAAAGTTCCCAATTTAGGAACTGTTACTGAGTGACAATCAACAAGAGATAGTTTTCTTTGTAATGTCAAGTAATAATAAGACACTATATCATCTACTATATCTTTGTGTATACCTAACTGCATAGCAGTCTGCTCTATTAACTGCTTACGCTTTAATGGTTTCAACTGCTAAATAATTATAGTCTAACAATATGTTACCCTTAGAGTGTATATCAATATTAGGATTAAGAGCTATAATCTTTCTTCCTGTTTTTGATTTAACAATAATATGTCTTTTTTCTAACTTTACAATTCTATTTCTAATGTTCTGCGCACGTGTAGATAACTCTTCAGGAAGAGAATCTGGGTATATAACTCTTGCTGCAGATGCACAAAAACCACCTAGGTCTATTGGTCCCCACATAACAAGTAGTGTAAGGATTTCTAGATCAGATGGTATAAGATACTCATTCTTAAAGAATAACACTTCTGTTAAAAGCTGATACTTAATAATCTCTTGTGTAGACATCTTCAACTTTTTGTTAATTTTTTTTACTTCCATTTCTCTTCTTATTGTTGGTTAAATCATGCACTAAGTGCTTTTTTAACAGTTAATGTAGCATATCTCATACATTAAGTATTATTTTGTGGAGGTGAGGAGAATCGAACTCCTGTCCAAACTACTTTCATTAATACAATTTATACAGCTTATAGGTAATCAACACAGTTGACGACTCCACCACTCTATT